TGCGCCGTGGGCGGCAGGTCCTCGAACGCGATGTTGCGAACAAGCCAGCACTCAACAGCGGCGGTGAACTTGTACTTGTCCACAGAGGCTGGAGCATGGGGCTGGTAGAGGCGGCGACCACGCTGGACGTAGTGCAACGAACTGTTGCAGGGGTCCACGCGGATGCTGTCCATCGGGGTGACGATGGCGCCGCTAAGTGGATCGGGGGATAGGGTTACAAGCTCCTTATTGAACCACCACGATTTGGCCTGCTCCCGCATGGAGGCAAAGCGCAGCAGGCGTCGGCCTGCCGGGACCAGCGGGTGGTCCTCGTCGATAGTGTTCAAGGGGCTCTCGCCTAGGGACGCCAACATCTCGTTGATGACATCAAGTTCGGTGAGAAAGGACATTTAGGCTCCAAACGCGAAAAAGCCCCGACCTTCCCGTTAAGGAGGGCCGGGGCGAGGTATTACGGAAGGAGGATCGCGCCCGCGTATTCCGCACGGTTGGGCGTGGCGGCGTAGGCGAGATGGCTGTCCACGAACCAGGACTTGTAAATCTTGTCGTAGAACACGTCCGAAGTCAGCGGGATGGTCTCGCCGCCGAGGATCGCACGGGCGCTGAGGGCAAGGCCCGCCAGCTTCGTGAAGTCACCGTCATAGGCGTTGCTGTTGGCAGCGTTGGACAGAAGGTGCCCCGTGATGACGGTGCTGGGCAGGTTGTTCGAGGAACACACCATGCAGCCGAACGCCTTGAAGATCGCCTGATTGTTGAGCGTCGTGCCGTCGCTGGTCACGTAGGTGCCGTTGACGATCTGCTCTGCGTCTTGCAGCGCGTAGAACTGCGCGGGCTTGAACGCGAGCATAACGTCATCCTCACGGGGAACCACGTCCTTGGTCTCCATCTGGACGAACAGGTCGCTGATCGCCTTGTAGAGCATGGCGGGGTCCGTGGCCGCACCGGCTGAGGACAAGGTGACACGACTGCCGCCGAAGTGGCCAGCGGGCTTTCCCGCCGAGCCGTTGGAGAAGCGGCTCTCGGTCAGCATCGCTGCCTTGTAGCCCTGAATGAACAGGGACTGGTCGAAGAACTTGGCGATCTTCTTGCCATGCTCCTGGCCGATTTCCTTGCGGGCGTCGTAGCTGGTCTGGAACACGTCCAGCAGCGGGAGCACGTTGCGGGCATAGACCACGGTGTCCACGCTGATGGACGCCTTCGCGAAGTCCGTACCGGCAGCAGCGGGGGCCTCGCCGACGACTACCTTGCCGAGGGTGCTTTCGCCCACGGCAAAGTCAGTGACGGTGGTGGTGCCTACGATGCGCTTCATGGAGACCACGCCCTTGAGGACGCTCTTGCGCTCGATCGTGCCTTCGACGATGCCGCTGTATTCTGCCAGAGCGAGCGCGTTAACGTCGCCCGCCTGGTTCTGCTGGTTCGGGCGGGTAACTGGTACGATTGCGCCCGCGTCGTTGAAAAGAGGGATGTCTGTGTCCTAAAGGTTAAGCGGAGAGCCGCCTGCCAAGGGCAGCGTACTCGGGGGAAGTGGGAAGGTTTGAGCTACCGATCCGGTTGGAGAGGTCGCGCACCGCGTCCGAGTATTGGCGGGTGGTTAGGGGGCCGTTCGTGGTCGCAGTGCCGGCGGCAGAGGCGGTTCCAGTGGTGGCAGCAGCGGGCTTGACCACTGTGCCGGGGGCCGCATTGTAGGCGCTGAGCAGCATGGTGGCAGCGGCCCGAGCTTGCACGGGGCCTGCGTCGAACATGGCGTTGATGGCCTGCTTCTCGGCGGGGTCCGCATTGATCGCTGCCCAAGCTGCGATGGTGTTCCACTCCGCTTCGCCGCCAGCCACGGAATGAACGGCGGCGGAGACAGCGGTGGCGGTTGCTGTGGCGGCGGTGGTGGCGCGGGTGTTGGCGGCTTCGGCCAATGCGACCATCTGCTCCCAGCCCGTGGCCTTGTCCCCCATTGTGGCGAGGTGCGCCTTGATGAGAGAGAAGTCCCCGGTAGCCGTTGCGGCCATGGCGGGGTGATCGGGGCCGAGACCCAGTTTGCCAACGAAGTCCAGGGCTACGTCCAGGCCGACGTCGCCGGTAGGCTCATAAGCAACGGGACCGGAAACTACCGCAGCCGCCACGGGGGCGATTACGGGCGGGATGACTGCGGGCGGTTCGACCGCAAGCGCGATGGGCGCAACTACGGGCGGGGTAACGACTGCTGGCACGGCGGCTGCCGCTGCGGCCGCAATGGCCTCAGGGGTGGTAGCGTCGGGCGCAGCAACGGCGGTTGTCATGCGTGTTCCTTATTCAGTGGGTTGCATTGCATCTTTGGCGGCTGCGTTGACGCCCGCGTTCATGGCGGCGGTCTGCGCTTCGGCCTGACGCGCCTGCTCCTGCTCGGCTGTGATCTGCTCGTCGGACTTCATAAAGTCGTCCACGGAGATACGGCGCGGTGCAGCTAGGGCGGAGGCGATGGCCTTCATCTTGAGCACGGACTGGAGGCCGGGCGGTAAAGCCGAGACAGCAGCCATGTCCCCAAGCCAGAGCTTGAGTTCTTCAAGGTCTCCAGTTCGGGATAGTGCCTCTAGGCCCGTGACGATCGACGGGGTAAACCCGGAGCCGTCCACGCCTAGCTTGATGATGGACATGAGCCAGTAGGCAAGCGGCAACTGGAAGTCAGCGGCCAGCCTGGAGTAGGCACCGCCTAGGGCGGTCTCCAGCTCATTAGCCACCATGCGGATTTCCTCTGCGGTCACGCGCTCCGCATTGCGGGTTTGCGAGGAACCTAGGAGGAAGCCGCGACCGATGCGGGTAACGTACTCACCAGCCATGGCCATGACGACTTGAAGGTCGCCGGTCTTGCTGTTGTTAATTAGCTCCACGTCGCCCTTGACGCCGGGGATAGCTGCCCCGTTCTCGGACTGCTCGAAGTCCTCGGGCTTGGTCAGGCCAGCGGGGTTAACCAGCCAGCGAAACTCTGAGGAAAGCACAGCGCCGATGATCTGGGATTTGGAAAGGGTGGACAGCCCGCCGAAGTCGGCGCGATAATCCTCTACCAGACCAGTGCCGTAATGGGCATCGTCGGAGAGGTCCCACGTCAGGACGCGATAGGGGAGCTTGCCAGCGGGCCACTTGCCGGAGAACGCCTTGGGGAGCTTGTGGGCATCTACCCATTGCTCCATTTCGTAGTCACCGACTGCATTGCGGCGCACCCACTTGTACAGAACGACCTGATGGTCCCCTTGATACTTGGCGTGGCTTAGAAGCGCGGCCTGGACCGTGGGGTCCAGTTCATCGAACAGAACCTTGTCCGCGATCAGCAACTCCAGAAGCTCGCCGGACATAGAGCGCCGGACGCAATACTTCTTGAGGCCAATGATGCGGGCCTGCGCCTCATCTTCCAAACACAGCAGGACGTTGCCCACAATGATTAGATGCTTGATGGCCTCGTACAGCTTGGGCCGTATGGCCAGCTTCTCCAGAGCCTTGACGGCATCCTTCTCAGCCTTGGCCAGTTGCTCCACAACCTTCTCGGTCGGGACGCCTAGCTGCACCATTTCGGCTTCTGTGCTCGCGTCCGCGTCTAGCCGGAAGAACGGCCGGGAAGGGGCGAACAGCGCCAACATGATCTTGTTAGCGAGGTGGTTTACTGACTGCGCGCCTACGGACTGATCGTCGTGGCTAAGCTCGTCGCTGTTCTGGTCATACCCTTCGGGCAGACAGACCTTTGGGAGAGTATAACGAGCGTATTGCTCGCAGCGTCGCATGAACCCACTACGTAGGGCTACCAGTTGGGACCACCGGCCCGACGCATTTCCTGCGAAGGCCAATATGAGTTCCCTTAAATCTTGATGCCCGAAGTAGGCTTCTTGTTGACCGCAACCCGAGCGCGTGGAGAGACGCGGAAGCGTCTGTCACTAGCGGTTTGGGCTACGGCTTTGGCGGCAACGGTTGCTGCGGCGGCTGTCTCGGCGGGGCTGGGTTTGACCAGAGCGGGGAGGACCAGGTTGGTAGCACCGGCAGGCTGCCCACTAGGGGAAACCTCGTTTCCTGCCACGGTAGGGCTTTCGTACCGCGAGCCGTAGTTGGGCTCGTCATCAATGCGGCGGATGGCGTCCTGATTGAGCGCCACTAGATGCGAACGCCGGAGGTAGGGCTCTTACTGGTATAGGTGGACCGCCTTGTGCGCCGACGCCCCGTGTCCGGGTCAATCTCGGCTGCGCTGTCGGAGGACGCGAGTTGCACGTCCGCCATGCCCATCGGCTTGTTTAGCAGTTCGGCGGCGGAGCGGGAGGCGTTGTCCTGTGCCAGCATGGTTTCGCGGGACTGCTGGGCAGCCTGCGCGATCAGGCGGTCATTACCGGCTGTGTCGTTGGCTGCCTTGAGCGTAGCGGCTGCTTGTATCTTGGCGCCCTTCTTGGCACCGCTTGACCCCGTGATTAGGCCGAGTAGTCCGCCCATCGGGGCTCCTTGGTTAGAGTGTGGGTTGCGGTCTTGAAACCGTGTTTATGGTAGAGGGAGGCCAGGGCGGCATCAGAACTGGCGAGCGCCGTTCCAGCCAGCACGAGTTTGCACCCGGCCTCCAATGCCTTACGATCAAGGAACGCAGGGACAACTGAGAAGTCTCCACTAACTGCAAGCCTAAGGACTAGAACCTCAGATAGCACTTCCGTGCCAGGTTCGACGTACCAGGGTGTGCCGACCTCGTACACGACGAGGTAGCTGTTAGCGATAATGTAAGCGTTATCGAACTGATAGAGGTTCCGCATGGCCGTAGCCACGTCGAGGTACTGGAAGATCGCTTTTCGGCCCACGCGTTTCAGCTTGGCCACTAGGTCGTTTAGTACGGAGGTTATCAG